GAATAATGTTCCATAAAAACTCACCATACTATGCTGTATGTGCCGACGTGGTTCTAGTAAACCCACCTGGAGTTCTTCCAAACCACGCTCATACAATACCTAGTACAGATGCTTCATTATTAAAAGAAGTATCTATTGGTAATAATTAATTTTTCTTTTTCTTTTTAGGAAGTTTGAAGGGAGGTAGTCCTTTTTTCTCACGATATTTATTACACTGTATCTCATTACGACTTAACTTAGGTGGTTCTTTACCGAACTTCTTCTGTATGGTAGTAGTGAGTTTTTTTATTGCAGGTTTTATAACTCTCAATAATAATGGTGTTGCAGCAGCAGATGCTGTAGCAACCACTGCTATCGATGCTGTCACAGATACTTGATTTGTAGATGGTAAAAATTGTTCGAGTGTTGTAGTGTCCTCGTATAATACTACACATTGACCTTCTTTTATCTCGTGACCTATAACTCTCTCTTCTCCATTCTGAGTTAGATCACCAACTCTAGGTTGATTAGGTGCAGGACATTCTACCTCTTTTTCTGTAGGAGGTATATTTGGTGGTGTTACTTCTGGTGTATCTATTTCTGGAGGTGGTGCTATATCTGGAACCACAGTCTCCTGTTCAAAAATTAATTCATCTTCTCTATAATCTATAGTCTCAAAAGCAGGTACTCCTGCATCACAATATGTGAGGGTTTTATCAGGATCATCCTCAGTAAGATTTTTATTCTTTTGATTATTGAGTTCGTGTGCTTTAACGCAACCTGGAATATTGACAACAGGAGTTCCGATGTCAACTGTTACAGGAACGCTAGGACCAAACGACCACGCGGGTTTTCCAACCCACGGTGGTATATTTACAGCATTTGTGTTTGGTATGTAGAGATCCGAAATAATAATATTTGGAACTTCTTCCATTATAGTTTGGGTAAACTAGGTCCAGTAGGTAAGACAGGTCCAGTTGCGTCGGGTATAGCATTCATAATACCACCACCGATGTCAGGCATAACTGCTTCCATCACTTTGCCTTTGATGTTTTCGATAATCGCATCCTTGCGTATGAATACATACCCAACAGTACCAACAACGGTGAGAGAGATAACACCACTTGCAATAGCGATTCCATTAATGATCTTTTGCATTGTAATTAATTTCAAAATTGTTTAAACCCTTCACTTCTGAAGGTGAACTATTTATCACTCCAAACTGTTCACGTTCTTCAGCATCCCAGTCTTCTTGAATCTGTTCTACCTGTCTATCCACATCATCCATTGTGTTCTCTATCTTCTGCTCTATCCATTCTTCTTTAAGATATGCTACAAGACCTAGTAAAAGATGATTGATAGGAAACCTTTGTTTCTTTGCCCATCTTTCCATCTTGGCATACCAAGGATCTACTCCTTTCCCAAATTGTTTTTCAAATTTAAGTAACGTCTTTTTCTTTTCCATCTCGGTAAATAAAATATTACGAAAGAACCAATCCAAAAGATTGCTAGTGCTGATATATGTATCAGTCTATTAGAATTTACTATCAGACCAAGTGTTACAAGTCCGATCCAAGTATAATCTAACGTACCGTGAAGACGATACCACAGATTGTCTCCCAATTTGTTAATGACTCTTTCTCTTTGTTTTGCGAACCACGGTGACACGTGACGCATCATCACGAATCCTTCGTTGAAGAACATTATAAAGAATCCAATCCAGAATATCATTTGATTAACTCTGACTCATCGATTGCTTCTCTAATTATTCTCTTGAGTTGTTTTGCTTGCTTCTGGTTGATAGAACCAAACTTACTGTCTATCCATTTCTTTCCATACCAGAATACAAATAGACAAGCGAGTAAAGCAAAACCTTCACCCCAATCTAGACTCCACGCCCATTCAAAAAATTTCCACATAATGTTCTCCTAACAATTTTTATTTAGGTCCTCTGCCATATTACCACCAATCTCTGCACCTTGGTCGCCACCAAACATCGCTACCCAACCTGCTGCAACCCAACCCACAAAGGGAATACTACTAAGAGTAGGAGCAGCACTAGCACCAATGCTTGTACCGACAAGTCTTCCAGTTCCTTTTGCAGCACCAACCGCTTCGATACACGCTTCGCTTTTGTTACTGGCAACAGGGTTTTCTCCTTGATATTTTTGTATATGTGCATCTCCATCCATTGTATATTCTTCTACTATCTCTGTTTTCTCATTTGCTAATCCTAAGAAACCACCTTTCTCATCAAGTTTAGTTGTCTTATACATTGTCTTTGGATCATTTCCAACGTAACTCATCTTGTATCCATCTTTACTTGCAGATACAACGTATGATGTATAGGGACCTATAAGAGGTGGATGTATGACAGGATAAGATTTCCTAGATGCTATCATACCAATCATCCCTATATGGGATACACCCAACAACGCACCTAAACCTAGACTAAACCATTTCATTTTGAATCGGGGACAATTTTTACAGGACCTGACTCTATCCTTATAGTTTGAGCAGGAGCAGTCTCTGATGCCTTAGCGATAAGAAACTCCATATCTTTTTTAGATATGTTAGCACTGCTATCAGGATCACCTGGTTTCTTTTTCTTACCTCCCGTTTGGACACCAAAAGTAGCTAAAGTTCCTGTGAAGACCGAAGCTATGAAAGTTGGATCTATCTTTTCTCCTGCATCATATCCTGGTATTTTAACGTAGTTCAAAGTTAAAATTCCTGCGGACCATATAAGAACGATCACTCTTATCAATGTTGCTAGGTATGCTAGTTGTTCCTCTTTATCCTCAGCAAGTTCTTTAAATTTACCTAGAGGACCTTTAGGTTTTTCCTTTACTTCTGCCATTACAATATGGGTGACTAACCCTATTTAGACACCAAAAACTTTCTAGATTTTTTAAGATACTTCCACTCAGTTTTAATTCTTTCGTATGCTTTTTCCTGTGATAACTTTCCACCCATCTCTGCTGCACATACAAATTCAATCCTCTTAGCAAATTCTCTTACCGCCTCTCCCAATTCATCCGTTTCGTACATTAAGTTTCCTCCGTTGTTTTCTTTTTACCGATGTTATATTTAGACTCTAAGATCCACTCCTTCTTATCTCTAAAAGAAATAACCTTGATTTGATTCAAAGGTGCAATATCTTCAACGCTACTTTCATCTACCATTACTACTAAACCCCAATCAGACAGTAACTTTGTAATACGATTCCTACGTTGTACATCGTTAGTTGTTAGATTAGAGTGCTTACCATCAAGAGCAAATAGTTCTTTAAAGTGAACTATGTAATACTTACCCTTCTTATGTAAAATGTGACAAGACTGAAATAGTTTTTTCTCTTTACGAGAAGCAACTCCAATTCTTGTTAATGTTTCTCTTACCTTGAGGAAATCATCAGGTTGACGTAAAGTCACCTCTACCATTTGCTCAGGACTCCACGAGATTTCTACGTTCTCGTCAGTCATCTTTTGCCTCCTGTATCCATTTTAAGTTTTATCAAATCAATTTGATCCTTTGTAAGAATCCTCAACGCATCCTTGGTCTTTTGATCAGAGTATTTAAAGAAACTCTTTACGAGTTCAAAGTCTTTTATCATCTGCTTTCTTTCCCAAGGAGAGAAACGTCGTTTCTTCCTAAGGCTATTTAGATAAAAGGAATATTGTAGATCCTTATCTAAGTTAAAGTGTGCATTCATTTCATTAGCATATAGAACTGTATCTATAAAACCGCTAAGACATTTGTTTACAATGAATGGAGGATAGTTCTTATCCCAATCACCTTCACGTTCTAATAAATTTTCTTTAGTGTGATTAACACTATTCAAATAATCCTTTAAAGGATAGTCGTCACGTTTGCTCATAATATATCTCCGAGAGAGAATGAATCTGTTGGATGTGTTTGAAAGACAAGACTATATCGTCTAGGGAAAGCATCCCTTACAGGAGGTCTTGCCATATGTGGAATGATAGATTGAAACTTAATCATTCTACCTGGTCTAGGAAGAACTGACTTTATAATCTCATCTGTTTCATTATCTATAAAGAGTGTTTCTCCTCCCATAGTAATGTTCCAATCAGGATTGACATATATCAGATATGTTACACCCTGTTCTACTTGAGAGTCAACGTGAGGTTTAGGGCAGTCTTCGTGTCTAAAACAATTATACAAACATTTCTTTACTGGTACATCTATAAGATCTAAAAACTTATTACCTATTGGTTCAAAGTCTGGATAATCAAATGACTTACCTAAAGTATATGCGTGTTGGTTCTCAGGAGAATCTGCTAGGTGATCCCAGTTGTTATAGGAATCAAGATAGTAGTATGCTTCATTTACTAAACGTCTAGGAAAAAAATCATCTATAACCTCAATCAACGAATAACTCCTCCAATGGTGATTTTATACTATAGTTAGTAATTAAA